TGCAGGAGAGCCTTGGGCGGTTCAATTCATTGCTGAGAGGCTAGATGGAAAAGCCAAAGCCTTCGTCGAGCACAGCAACGACCCGGAGAACCCGCTCATCCCGACCAAGAGCCTCATCGACGCCCTTGCAGCCAAAGCTGAACTTGGATCAGGAGTTCTCGCGCTTGGCGCTACCTACGAAGGAACAACTCTGGTCGGCGTCCCTGACCGAGATCCTCAGCCTGTGGAGACACGTTGAAGGTGTATTCGGCGCAATTGGTGCTGCCCGCTACCTATGCAGGCTCGATCGATTCTATCTACTCACGGTTGCCTGCAGGCGCGTCGATTGTTTCCATCCGTGGTTATACGCGCGATGCCGTGAAGTTGAACGTGACCCTGATGATCACCTGGACCTGTGGGCACGGGACCACTACAAGTCCACGATCATTACCTATGCCGGCTGCATTCAGGAGATTCTGGTTGACCCTGAAATCACGATCGGCATCTTCAGCCATACCAAGGCCATCAGCCGAGACAAGTTCCTGGCCCAGATCAAGCGTGAGCTTGAGTCGAACGAGATACTGATGCTGGCCTACCCGGACATCCTGTATTCAAACCCGCAAAAGGACGCACCGAACTGGTCTTTGGACCGTGGCATTACGGTCAAGCGCCAGCAGAACTCCAAGGAGAGCACAGTTGAAGGACACGGACTCATTGACGGAATGCCTACCGGAGCTCACTTCAAGCTCCGAGTCTATGACGACGTCGTCGTCCCCGAGTCAGTGGGAACTCCTGAGCAGATTGCAAAGACGACTACAGCATGGGAGTTGTCGGATAACCTTGGCTCTGCTGGAGGACGACGCTGGCACATTGGGACTCGCTATTCATACGTCGATTCCTACGATGCCATCATGCGACGAGGGGCCATCAGACCTCGAATCTACGCTGCGACAGACGACGGAACAATTACTGGCCGCTCTGTTTTCCTCCCGCAAGACATCCTAGACGCGAAGATCATCACGCAGGGCCAGGCGACTTTCGCGTGTCAGATGCTGCAGAACCCGCTCGAGGGCCGGCAGTCCCTGTTCGATGTTACCGATTTGCAGCGCTACGAGGTCCGGCCGGAGGTGTTGGGGGTGTATATCGTCTGCGACCCGGCGTCGAGCATGAAGAAGGACTCGGACAAGACAGCGATCGCGGTGATTGGCGTGGATTACGCGATGAACAAGTACCTGCTGGATGGCTACAACCACAAGATGCGGCTCGAGGATCGCTGGCAATGCCTGAGGGCGATGGTGGTGAAGTGGGTTCGGGCGCCGGGCGTTCAAAGCGTCAGGGTTGGGTACGAGCGCTATGGGGCGACGTCTGATCTGGAGTACTTCGAGCAGCGCATGAAGGTTGAGGGGCCGAGGTTTGACATTACCGAGCTGGCGTGGCCTCGGGAAGGCCTGGGGTCGAAGCTGGACCGGGTGCAAAGGCTGGGGCCGGACATTCGTGCCAAGCGGTTTTACCTTCCTTACGACAACTTTGCTTCTCCCGACGGTGCTCTGGACGAGACCGGCCAGCCGAGAATGATTCGCACGCGTGATGCGAGGCCAACTTCGCTGCAGCGCAACCTTGAGGAGCAGGGCTACGGATATCGGGTTGCGAAGGCGATCAGACGCAAGGACGCGGATGGAAACATTTATGATTTGGCTGAGGATTTCAAGATGCAGGCGCACTTGTTCCCGTTCGGGAAGAAGGACTTGATCGACGCGGTGAGTCGCATTTACGACATGGAAGCGACGCCCCCGAACTACTACCAAACACAATCACTTGAGCCGGAGTACGTGTAGATGGAAACCCTTATCAGCCTGATTGTCATTCTCATCATCCTGGGGCTTGTGCTGTATCTGGTGCGCATGCTGCCGATCGATGAGCCGATCAAGACCGTGGTGCTGGTCTTGTGCATTCTGGTGGCGATCATCGTCCTGCTCGGGTTTCTCGGGGTGGTGCCGCTCGGGTTGCGGCATACGCACATTCTGATGATGACCGCGTAAATGGCAACTCCTAGAATTCCGGTCACGCTTGGCAAGCAGGTCACTTCCCAGTCGTATTCATGGGAAGAGATGGTGGTTCGGGAGTGGGGCTCGAAGTGGCGTCAGCCGGACAAGGCTTATAGGTGGTCCAGTGGTTCCGAGTTTGATTGTACCGATCAGTACACGACCGGGATTTACAGTCGGGTCACGGTCAGTCATTTCGAGATGTTGCAGGATGCAAGCGTGCTACCGCAGTACGGCGACATGCATCAGCCGGGTATTTTGCTGGATGGCATTGCCTTTAACGGCTCGCCAGGCGCTTTGGATCTGGACTGATGGCGACCAACGCTGACACCAAGATTTCGCTACTCGGGACCGCCACGACGCTGACGGGGAACGAGTACGTGCCGATGACGCAGAATCTCAATGGCACGTTGACGACGGTTCGGGCGACGACGCAGCAGATTCAGCAGCAGTTGGGGATTTCGTCCTTGAATCCGGTGTTTACCGGCACGGCGACGATGCCGAATGCGACGGGTACGGGGACGTGGGCGAACTCAGGGGTAACGCTATTGTCCGGGACGGCGACCGACACGTTCAGTTCGCCGATTGCGATGACGGGCCCACTGGTGATGTCTGGCACTGCGACCGATACCGTATCGGCGCCGCTTTCGCTTACTGGCATCGTGAATGTGACGGGTACAGCGACTGACACATGGGCTGCGCCGGTGAGTTTTACAGGTGCGTTTACAGTGGCTGGCCGCACGACCGCTGTCCCTGCCGGGGTAGTAGGCGAGCGAATCGAATCGGTCTACACGGGTGTTGGCATGACGTCTGCCACCCTGACCAACCTCACGAGCATTTCGCTGACTGCCGGGGTGTGGGATGTCCGGGCAGATGGCGACATGGCAACAAGTGCCGTGACAAGCTTGTCTGCCGGTGCCTACGGCATCAGCACCACGTCTGCAACACTACCTGCTTCTGGCCGCTATCAACAGTTCCAGTATGGCTCGAATGCGGTGGCTGGATATATTGCCCCGAATTCAGCGCCGGGGCAGCGGCTGGTTTTGACTGTTACCACAACGGTTTATCTTGTCGGCAAAGCGACCTTCACTTCCGGTACGTTGGCCGCTGAGGGAACCCTATACGCAATCAGGGCAGCATGAAACAAGATCAGATCATCTATCAAGGCGACACCAGCTTTACGGCCATGGACGGCATGCACCCGGCCGAACTCCAGTTGGCGGGCGATATTTGCCACATGCTGACGCAGATGTATCCGGGGCATCCGTGGCCTGTCGAGGTGCATATCGGGCTGGACGGGGTGCCGAGCATCCGCATCCGGCATTGGGCGCTGGCGCAGTTTGGGGCGTACTGTTACCACATTGACGGCAAGGACATTATCTCGCCGACGTCCTTGTATCAGCTTGTGCTGACGGCCGGGGGCGAGATTCTGGAGCGACTTGGATTACCCCGGGTGGGCGGTTGGGATGGCACGATTCCACGCTCTGTGGAGGAGACGGACCCGAGATTTGACCGCCGGCTGTTGAGTCAACTGGAGAGCGGCGCTGTCAACTGACAACCCACTTAATCCCCATGCGCCCGGAGTCGATGAGGGCGTGGAGCCGTCTGCGCCGGGTGGGTCGTCTGCGTCGGGCGTCAACTGGCTGTCCCGTGCACAGCAGGCCTATCGCACGTCCACGACCTATATCGATTCCAACCTGCGCAAGAAGTGGGAGGACTCGATTTCGGCGTTTTACTCGCAGCACCCATCGGATTCCAAGTACAACTCGGAGGCGTTCAGCAAGCGCAGCAAGATTTTCAGGCCCAAGACGCGGGCGATCATGCGAAAGAACGAAGCCGCTGCTGCGACGGCGTTCTTCTCCAACATGGACGTTGTCAGCATCCAGGCGGAAAACCAGTCAGATCCGAAGCAACTGGCCAGTGCTGACGTCATGAAAGCGCTGCTGCAGTACCGGCTATCGAAGTCCGTGCCGTGGTTCCAGACCCTTCTCGGGGCGTTGCAGGACACGCAGAAGACCGGGGTTTGCGTGTCGAGAGTCTATTGGGACTATGACAAGAAGCGCAAGATCGACAAGCCCTGTGTACGTCTGGTGCCGATCGAGAACTTCCGCTATGACCCGGCTGCGGAATGGACCGACCCGGTCAATACAAGCCCGTATCTGATCGAGCTCATGCCGATGTACATCGGTGACGTCAAGACCTTGATGGAAAAGGTCGATGAGAAGACCGGCCAGCCGAAGTGGAAGACCTTGCCGGATTCTGTTCTGGCGTCTGCGCGGAACGCGAATGACTCGACGCGGGCGACGCGCAACCAGAACCGGACCGACCCGACAGACCAGTCCCAGCCGATCGGCGATTACGACATCTGCTGGGTGCAGCGCCATATCCATCGCCACGAAGGCGAGGACTGGCTGTTCTACACCATGGGGACGGAAGCGCTGCTGAGTGAGCCGGAACTGTTAAGCGAGTCGGTCTGGCATGGCGAGCGGGACTACGTGATGGGGTGTTGCATCCTCGAGACGCATATTACCAATCCCTCGTCGATGGCGGACCTGACGTCTGGTTTGCAATCGGAAGTCAACGAGGTTGCGAATTCGAGACTGGACAACGTCAAGCTGGTGATGAACAAGCGCTATTTCGTGAAGCGCGGCAAGAATGTGGACATTGCCTCCCTGCTTCGGAATGTGTCCGGGGCGGTGACGCTGATGGATGACATTGAAGGGGACGTGAAGGAATCGCAGTTCACGGACGTTACAAGTTCGAGTTATCAGGAGCAGGACCGGCTGAACACGGATTTTGACGAGCTGGCGGGCAATTTCAATGCGCAGTCTCTGGCGCCGCAGGTATTGAATCAGGCGCCGGCCAAGACCATGCAACTGCTTTCCGGGGCGACCAACGGGCTCACGGAGTACCTGTTGAGGACGTTTACCGAGACGTGGGTTGAACCGACGCTTCGGCAGCTTGTAAAGCTTGAGCAGCACTATGAAACCGACTACGTGGTGCTGGCTTTGGTGGCGAAGAAGGCGAAACTGATGCAGCGCATTGGGACAGACGTGATCACGGACCAGCTTTTGGGTGCTGAATTGACGATCAAGGTGAATGTCGGCATGGGTTCTACGGACCCGACGCAGAAAATGCAGCGTTTTGTCGGTGCGACCATGACCTACGTGAACATGATGAAGGAAATGGTCCCGGGATTGAACAAGGACGAGGTGGGCAAGGAGATTTTCGGTCTTGCCGGCTACCAGGACGGGTCGAGATTCCTGCAGGACGATCCGGAGAAGCTGCAGTTGCAGGCTCAGTTGAAGCAAATCGGCATGGAAAACATGCAACTGAAGCTGCAGATGAAGAACAAGCAGGGCGAAATCGACGCCAAGAAGGAAAAGACGTACATCGACAGTGCGACGAAGCTGAAAATCGCCGGAATTTCGGAAGATGGGCAGAACAAGCGCGCGCTGGTGACGCATATTTCGACCATGGCGCAAGAAGGCTTCAAAGCCGAGACGGCAAAAGCCTTGCATACGCCCGGGCCAGATGCTTCTCCCCCGCAACCCCCACAAAAACCCACGCAGCAGGCTCCTGCGACGGTGCAATAGATGCCACTTGACCCTGAATACCTCCCTGCCGCTGTCTTTGGACGACAGGTCGAGGATTTTCTTGCTTCCGACATCGGCAAGTACCTGGTTGCCCGGGCGGAGGAGCAAAGGGAGCGTTCGATCGAGCGTTTGAAGACGGCAAATCCGTGGCGCCGGCAGTTTATCCAGAGGTGCCAGAACGAGGTGCGGGTGGTGGACATGTTCCAGCAATGGATGGCGGATGCGATTCTGGAAGGACAGGCTGCTTTGGCGGTATTGGAGGGTGAAGATGAATGACGAAATTGGGAACGTGAGCCGGATTGGGCCGATGGGCAAATGGCCGCTGCCGCCGAGTGACATTGAATTGAGGCGAGACGTGGTGTGTGCGTGTATTGCCGCGCGCGTCTACTTTGGATCGAAAACCGTTGACGAATACGTCGCAATGATCAAGGAGCAATCATGAGAGAACAACTGAATCTGGACACGTCAGACAATGCGAGGGCTGACGAGGGCTCGAACACCGGCGGAAACACGGTCGGCACGCAAAACGCGTCGCGTCTGGCGATGTTCGAGCGCATGGCGGATGCTTCTGAAGCGGTGCGGGCGAAGGAAGGGGAGGTTTTCGAGCCGATTGATGCTGACGTCGATCCGAACGCGCCTGCAGGCAATCCGAACGCGCCGGAAGATCCCCGCACCATTGCCGCACGCCTCGGGGTACCGTTCGATCAGGAAGACGAGGTTGATGTTGATGTCGCCGCGGCCAAGGTCGAGCATCCAGAGCCTGCCAAACCAGAAGATAAACACAAGGTCAAGATCAACGGTGCTGAAGTCGAGTTGACGACGGCCGAGTTGATTGCCAAGGCGAGCAAGGTGGCGTCTGCGGACGTGTACTTGCAGCAGGCCAAGGAAGCGGCTGATAGGGCTTTGGCGTTAAGAGATAACCGTGAGCCATCGAAAGACGTTCACGCGGTCGAGGAAGACGACCTGGCGCTTGCCCGCGCGGTACAAATGGGCACAGAAGAGGAAGCTGCGCAGGCCATCCGGGCCTTACGTGCGAAAGCGCCATCCATTGATGTGGACGTGCTGGCGGCACAGATTGAAGCGAAGCGAAGCTTTCAGGAAGCTGGCAACTGGGTGAAAACCGAGTATTCGGACCTCGCTGCAGACCCGGATTTATGGAACATGTTCCTGTTACGCGACCAGCAGATGGTGGCAGCGCAGGACGGGCGAGCATACAAGGACAGATACAAGGCGATTGGCGATGAGCTTCGCGCCAAATTCAAGCCAGGTGCGGCATCCAAGGAACAAAGAAAGTCAGCCACGGTATTGAGTTTGCCGACCGCGTCCGCGCGTGTGGCAAAACCGGCCGAGGATGACACCGAAGAATCGCCGTCTTCGGTTGTCGCGCAAATGGCGCGTGCCCGAGGACAGCAAATCAGACAATAGGAGCCTTAGATGGCGGGACAAGTATGGGCCGTGAGTTCGCTTGGGGGATATCTTTATTCCCGGCAGCTCTCAAACGTGCTTCGCATGGCGGTGCAGCCGTTGGTGAAATTCCGACAGTTTGCCGACATCCGCGATGCTTCTCAACAGGGTCGCAAGAAAGGCGACCAATACACATGGGACGTGTTCTCCGATGTGGCGCAGCCAGGCGGGGTTTTGGTGGAAACCAACACCATGCCGGAAACCAACTTCACGATCATTCAGGGCACCCTGACGATCACTGAAGCGGGGAATTCGGTTCTTCATTAAGGAGCCGCTACTTTTTTGTTCTGTGTTTTCTACGATGACATGTATAGCAAAGGGTTTCAACATTGGTGTGATCGAACATTCTTGATCGGTCATGCTTAACAAAGACGATATGGTGAACATGCAAAAGATCGGATTCTTCTTCGGGGTCGGCAACCATGCCGCATACCTGACAGGTGAACTCGTCCCGAGCCATGATCGCGCGCCGGAATTTAGCGTAGGCTTTGTTACCTCCTTTGCTTCGTGGTCGAAGTCCGTACTTCAATGCGAACGCTCGAAAATCGAAGTCAGGGCTAAACCAATCGGGATTCATTTCGGGGTCAAATCTCCAGTGTTCCGCCTTGTGTTTGCCTTGGCTCGCAATATTCGGGTTGTCTTTCCCAGTCAGGCCCTTGTTCCATACTGGAACATTGCCAAGCTGGCGTTTTCTGCAATTGGGGTGATGCCCCCGTTTGTACTCGGGGACTCTCAAGCCTTGGCCTCTACCCTTGTCGTAAATGGGAAACGCCAGGAATTGTTCGCCACACCCACACTTGCAGATGACCGAGACTCTTTCGCGCTGTTCTTTGGACACTCCCATGTTTTCTAGTTTACCACAAACAGGAAAGATAGAAAAGTGCGTGAATTGCTGGAACACCCTTAGAGCCAACGTAGCTACAGCGTCACTGGAAACGGTAAGCGCGAATGCAGAAAATACGGTGGATTGGGCAATCAGCAGCCAAGCGTTGCAGGAATGCAGCGAAGGTTCATCGACTAGGGCAAGGAGTCCAGACCGGACAGTAAAGCCCCAAGAGTGCGCACCCCGAAAGGGAAGATATAGTCAGGGCTTACGGGAAACCGTAAGAAGTGCAGATAAAGAACTGCACGATAACAAACGTCCGTACAGCGGCAAACTCGATAACCTGTCGAAATTCCCGGTGATGGAACTGATCCAGAAGGTGCTCAAGAACGACGCGATCAAGACTTTTGACCGCTTGGCCTGGGCGCAATTCAACCAGACGCTGCTTCGCGTTGCTCCGACAGGCGGTTCAAATACCACGGGTGCGGTGACATTTACCACCAATGGTACGGCGACCATCACCAACAACGACTACTACAGCAACTCGTATGCCAAGGGTATTGTCGATGCCATGAAAGAACGGAACATCCCTTATCACGGGGGCAATGCCGCCAACGATTCAGCTTTCGAGCTGGTCGCCTAAAACGGAATTGAAAATCGCATGAACTGCTGGAACACCCTTAGAGCCGAACGCAACCACAACGTGACTGGAAACGGTGAGCGTGATGGTTTGAAAATGCTTCGGATTGGGCAATCAGCAGCGAAGGCTCTCTGCAGACTTAAGCCAACTAGCGTGAGCAACGTCCAACGACTATCCCGAAAGGGAGTACGGGCAAGCGCCCGGAAGGATGCGACAGGACATTCTACCAAGAATGGTTCTGATGAGATAGTCTTTTCTGCATGGAAACATGCAGCAGCTAGCTTTCCCAAGTCTAGCGGTGCGCGACTTAGCGAGTCACGTGCGAAAAACAAGGCCTATATTGGGGATGACTATTACGCTCTTGCCTGGCCGACGACGCTGCGCACGTTCAAGAACAACCTTGAGACCATCCATCAGTATTCGGACACGGGTTTCAAGCTGATCATGAACGGCGAGATCGGGCGGTACGAGAACGTGCGGTATGTCGAGCAGACCAACATTGCGAAAGGTCTGGGTACTGACGGTGTCACTGTCACGCCCTTCACCAATGGCAAGTCGGATTGGATCTTCATCTTCGGGAACGACACGGTTGCGGAAGCGATCGCGGTTCCGGAGGAAATGCGGGGGAAGATTCCGACCGATTACGGACGGTCAAAGGGCGTCGCCTGGTACTACTTGGGCGGCTTTGGAATTGTCCACACACTTGCCGCGAACGTG